ATGAAGGTAAGTGAACTTACGATACCGGTTATTGCGAATTATTGCCGTATTATGGATGACGATGTATCAGACAGCGAAAATTTATCCTTGGAAGCAATGAAAATTGCGGCGATATCTTATGCGAGGTCTTATACCGGGCTTAGCGATTTGGAAATGGAGAGGTACGAGGATATTACGATAGCTATTCTGACGCTTATCGCAGATATGTATGACAATCGCTCCATGACTGTAGATAAGAATAACGTAAATCGAACGGCTGAAATCATTCTCTCCATGCACGCAAAAAACTTGCTTCCGAGAGGCGGTGAAAATGGCGATTAATGCAGGAAGGCTTAGGAAGGTGATTTCGGTCTACCGTTACGAAGAGTCGGAAAATGCCGTAGGATCCACCGTGACGAAGCTGATTCCGGTTAAAAAGCTCTACGGAGAGATTCGTCCTGTAAGAGGAAGTGAATATACAGAGTATTACAAGGAATACCACACTTTATCTGTTAAAATTACGCTCCGTTACTGGGAGGGCTTAAAGCCTACGGATATCCTTGTGTATAAAGACCGGCAGTTCATAATTCAATCGATTATTAATCCCCTAGAGGAAAACTATATCGTTGAGTGTATGTGCACGGAGAAGAAGGAAAAGGAGATAGCCTATGAGTGATGCAGTGGGAATAGATTTTCATGGGCTCGACAAGGATTTTCAAAGCATTATCGATGAGTTTCCGGAAGAATCTGAAAAGTATCTCCGTGAGCAGGCAAACAAGTGGAAGAAAGACTGTAACGAAAAAGGCTATAAAAATTACACTAGTGGGAAGAAGCCGATTCCGAAAAGCTGGAAGATTGAGATGGAAAAGGACCTTTTGTACCGTGCAACAGCAGTTTCTGTAACGAATAAGAGCCCTTTATTCCACTTACTTGAAAATGGTCATAGGAAATGGCTGTTTGGCCATGATACAGGAGGATTTGTTCCGGGAAAGCACTATGCAGAACGAACGAGAGAAGAATTTGGAGACAGCTTTGGAGAAAACACGGACAAATTTGTTGCTAAAGCAATGAAGAGGCATAATTTATGATTGAATTATTAGAAGTGAAAAAGTCTTGTAACGGGGCTTTAAAAGATGCCTTTCCGGAGCTTAAGATTTACGGCATTGAGGTTCGTGAGGGACTGAAGCAGCCCTGTTTCTATACGGAGATTGTACCGTATAGCCTTGTTTATGAATCCATAAACCTTGTAAGGCAAAAGTGTGGGTTTAAGATAACGTTGCTTGAGAAAACGCCTAACGAGGAATTACAGCTTTCCGTGTTTGAAAAGATACGGAAAGTTTTTCATTTAAAAGTACGAATAAAAGAAAAGCTAGTCACAGTCGATAGCGTGGAATTTGACTATATCGGTGCGGAAAATAATATTTTTCAGATTACCGTGCGTTTTCAGTGGTTTGATTCTATTGCAGAGAGAAAAGAAGAGGAACAAGTAAAAGAGCTACTTATGAGAGGAGTAGAAAATGAGTAAATTAAAATCTCCGGAAGTAAACATTAGCTTCATTGAGAAAGGGGAGTCTGCAATCCAAAGAGGCGAGAGAGGAATTGTAGCCTTAGGATTACAGGATAAGACGAAAATAGATCCGTTTACGGTGTTTTCTGTTACGGATATCCCGAAAGCTTTAAGCGAGGTAAATACGCAGTACGTAAAGGACGCTTTGCAGGGCTATGTAACGTCTCCGAGAAAAATCCTTGTTTATGTGATGCAGGGTGGAGCAGATAAGGTAAATGCGGAGTATACTGCAATGCTTAAATACTTTGCGCAGAATCGTTTTGACTATTTGGCCATTCCGACAGTTAAGACGGACGGGAAGACAAGTGAAGTAGTTACCTGGATTAAAAACCTTAGGAATGAGCAGAAGCTGAAACGCAAGGTTGTTCTTCCGGAAGTGCTTGGAGATAACGAAGGAATTATTAATGTAAATGCAAGCCTTACCCGCCCGGATGGAACCGTGCTAACTCCGGAACAGGTGACACCGAGAATTGCGGGTCTTATCTGCGGCACACCTTTGAGTATTTCTATCACTTACGCACCGCTTAAAGATTTCATTGACTGCCAGCGCTTTACCAAACAGGAAGCGGATGAGGCAGTAGGAGCCGGAAAGCTTATCTTTATGTATGACGGTGAAAAGGTAAAGGTCAACAGAGGTGTAAACTCTTTAACTACTACAAATGAGTTAAAAGGTGACAGTTTTAAGAAGATTAAGATCGTTGAAATCATGGATATGATTTACGAGGATATCCGGAGGGCTTGGGAAGATACCTATGTCGGACGATACGCAAATACTTATGACAATAAGTGCTTGCTCATTACCGCCATTAACTCCTACTTTGCCGGACTTATTCGGTCTAATCTCCTGTCTAAGGGTGAGTGCTATCTGGACCTTGACGGGCAGAGAGATTATTTAAAGCAGCAGGGTAAGGATGTAAACAATCTTTCAGAGCAAGATTTGAAGGAAGAAAATACCGGCTCTAGGGTATTCTTAAAAGCAAATATCTCCATCCTCGATGCAATGGAAGATATGGACTTGGAAATCTATTTATAAGAAAGGAGATACTATGGAAGGTTTTGTATCTGATCAGGTCATTAACGGTACCTGGGGAGAACTTTGGGTAGATGATACCTATATGGCAGAAGTCACGTCTTTTAAGCTGGAGATTAATGCTAAGTACACCGCGATTTCCAGAACAAGAAGCCTTATGGATGGGCAGAAGCTTACCGGAGTAGAGGCAAAAGGGGAGGTTAAGCTACATAAGATTTCCTCTTTCCTCGCAAAGAAAGTTTCTGACGGACTTAAGGTGGGTAAGGTTCCGAACTTTAAAATCATTTCCAAGCTTGCGGACCCTGCCGGGCTCGGAACAGAGCGCGTAGTTGCATACGGCTGCAAGTTCGATAAAGCAATCCTTGCAGATTGGGAGCATGGAAAGAATGCGGAAGAGTCCTACAGCTTTACTTGTGAGGACTGGGATTTCATCGACACAATTTAGGAGGCAATTATGGAGGAGTTTAAAAGTATATATAAGATACTTAGTATTCTCCATAAGTCTATGGATTTCGAGGACTGGGACAAGAAGCTTTTGTCCCATGAATCCTTGAATCTGTCTTTACCTAAGTGGTCAAGAATAATGAGTATGCTGCTTAAAGAGGGGTATATCTCCGGAGGAGAGGTGCTTGAGAGTTTCGGGGATTTTTATCCGAGAATTAAGCTTACAAGACCGGAAATTACTTTAAAGGGATTGGAGTATCTTGAAGAAAATAGTCTGATGAAGAAAGCGGCAAGACTGATTCAAGGCATTTCTAATGTTGTGAAATAGGAGGAAGCATGAGTTTAACGCAAAAACTTTTACAGATTGACAAAGGTGAATTTCAAAAGGAAAAGTTCTTAGAAGTGAAGGCGAAGAGCCTAACAAAGATTATGGGGGAGGAGGTAATGCTTAAGTTTAGAGCATTATCCGGAAAGGAGTATACGTCCCTTGCATCTACAGCCATGAGTGATAAGGGCGGAGTAGATTATGCGAAGGCTTATGACGTAAACGCTTTGATAATTTGTGAAGCCCTTCTGGAGCCAAGCCTTAAAGATAAAGAACTGCAGAAGCATTTTGGAGTAGCCAGTCCTAAGGACTTGGCTTTTTTATTTTTTCCCGGAATGGAACTGTCTGCTCTTGCTGACAAGGTCACTAAGTTCTCCGGCTTTCTGGAAGAGGAAGAAGTTAAAGAAGTAAAAAACTAATCGAGTCCGATAGCGAAACGAACGCGATGTATTGGCTTTTTCGTTTGCATCACTGGAAGCCGTCGGACTTCTTTAATCTCGGGTACGGGGAAAAACAGATTGTGTATGCCTTCCTTCAGGTAGAGATGGAACAGAGGAGGAAAGAATGGCAAATAGAACAGTAGACGTAACGCTAAGACTCGTAGATAAGTTTACGGGCGGTTTTCAAAAATCCCTTGCGGCAATTACTGCGATGGATAAGGGAACGATGCGTATTGCGGGGGATATTCAGAAAGCCGGGGATTCTATAGCAAGTACCGGAACAGCAATTACTGCGGCAGTAACCGTACCCATAGTCGGCGCGGGAGCTGCGGCGGTGAAGACTGCGGCGGATTTTGAAAGTTCTATGAGTGGTGTAAAAGCCATCATGGGGGAAAAATGGGATAACGGCCTTGTAGAGCAAGCAAAGCACTTAGGAGCTACCACTGCATGGACCGCAAGAGAAGTCGGGGAGGCTATGCAGTATACCGCAATGGCCGGCTGGGATGCTAAGCAGAACATGGAGGGCTTAGATGGAATCCTTTCTGCCGCCAGCGCCGGAGGAATAGGTCTAGCAGAAGCTACGGATGTCATGGTTGGGGCATTAGCTGGTTTCGGCGATACTGCGGACAATGCAAGTAAGTATGCGGATATCATGACTGCGACTTTCACGAATACAAAGACGGATATGCTCGGTCTCGGGGAATCCTATAAGTATGTCGGCTCCCTTGCCGGAACACTCGGCTATGATTTCGCAGAAGTGAACACGGCAATCGGTATCATGGGAAACGCGTCTATTGATGGCTCTCAAGCCGGTACGACTCTTAGAACCGCACTTCTCAATATGACGGGAGATTCCAAAGAAGTGAAAAAAGCAATGGGAGAGCTGGGAATCTCCATGACGAACAGTGACGGCACGATGAAATCCTTTTCCGATGTTATGCATGATATGAAGAAAGGATTTTCCGGACTTACTGAAGAGCAAAAGCTCTTCTATGCCAACCAGATATTCGGGAAAACCGCTACGGCAGGAATGCTCGCCGTAATTAATTCCACCGATGACGCCTATGACAGCCTTGAAAGCAGTATCAAAGGCGCAAGTGGTGCGGCCGGGGAAGCGGCATCTGGAAGACTTGATAACCTAAACGGACAATTAACTCTTTTAAAGTCAGCTATCGAGGGTATCGCCATTAGAATCGGAGACTTTATACTGCCCTACTTAAAACAATTTGTAGAATGGGCGCAAAAACTCGCGGATAAGCTGAATGGCATGAGCGACGAGCAGATTAAGGCTGTACTCAAAAATATCGCCTTAGTAGCCAGTATAGGGCCAATGCTTATTGTCTTCGGAAAGCTGGTTAAAATAGTCGGTATCGTCATTAAAGTGTTCGCACTTGTTTCTAAAGCCGGCGGTTTTATAGCGGTAATTACCGGCCCGGTTGGGTTAGTAATTGCAGCAATTTTAGTTTTAATCGGCATAGTGCTTTTGGTACGGAAAAACTTTGACACCTTTAAGCAGTCTCTTAGTCGTTTTAGTCCGGTGTTCGATAGGATTAAGGCACACATCCACAGTATAAAAGAGACTTTTACAACTTTTCTGGAATCCACAAAGGGTCCAAGAGAAGCACTGGCCAAGTTTTTTGAGCAGACTTTGGTTAGGGCCATAGGAACCGCTGTAGGAGTAATTTCCTCTATAGTTGGAATTGTTGTAGGCGTTGTGGACGGAGTACTAAAGGTGCTAACCGGCATTATAACCTTCATAACAGGAGTATTTACAGGAGACTGGAGTAAGGCGTGGGAAGGCCTAAAAATGATAGTAAACGGAATAGCGACAGCTATAGGCTCTTTCTTCCACGGTGTATTAGACGGTATCCTAGGAATCATCCAAAATATTATTGATACGGTGGCTAGTATTAAGCTTCCGGAGATACCGGCAACTGATCATACCGGAAGAACACTTGGAACACTTCCTAAAATGGCTGGTGGAACAGATAACTGGGTAGGCGGTCTTGTTCAAGTCAGTGAGCGTGGCGGAGAAATATTAGACCTTCCTCGAGGTACAAGAATCTATCCTCATGACAAGTCTGTGGCTATGGCTAGAGCAGAGGGCGCGAGAATGTCCGGTAACAACATATCGGTAAATGTCACGGGAAACAATTTCACAGTCCGCGAAGAAGCAGATATTAATAAGATTGGAGATGCTATAGCTAGGAAGCTATCTATGGCGGTAAGTAACAGAGGGGGGTGGACTTTTAGTGGAAATATGGCTTAACAGTATCTCAATCCCTGTACTGCCTTCCGAGTACAAGGTGCAGAGCAAACAGAATAATCAAACAGAAAATATTATAGGGATAGGGGAAATATCTCTTAAAGGAAAGAGGGGCTTACGATCCGTATCGTTTAGCTCCTTTTTTCCTTTTCGGAAGGATTCCTCATATTGTAGGAAAGGGCGGATTCTAAAGCCTTTGCAATATGTAAACGCTATTGAACGGATGAAGCAGGTGGGTACTGTGAAGCTCGTAATTACCGGGAGTCCTCTACGTATGACTTGCACAATAGAATCTTTTGAATGGGGAGAAAACGACGGCACCGGTGATATTAGCTACACAATCAGCTTTAAAGAATATCGGCATATAAGTGCGTCTAGGTCTTCAGTAGTACAAGACAATGCCTCGGGAGGGCAAGGAGTCGATACAGCTCAGGCTCAAGAGAGTCAACGAACGGAACCACAAAGGTCTACGCAGGAGTACACGGTTAAGAAAGGGGACACCCTTACTGCTATAGCGAAACGTTTAACCGGCTCCTCTAACTGGAAGCAGATCTATAACGCGAACCGTAGCGTGATAGGAGGAAATCCGAATAGGATTTATCCGGGTCAACGGCTGATTATACCGGGAGGGTAGAATGGTAGTAACACTGATTAAAGAGTCCGGACAGTATAACATACCTGTTTCTAAAGTGGAGTGGAGTGGTTCGGCAAGTCAAGCGGCAAGAGAGCTTAGTTTCGACATGATTAACGCCCCGAATGACAGTTTTAATCTTCCGAAGGTGGCTACGGGGGATTTTGTGAGCTTCTCCTACAATGGTGAAGAGGTTTTTTATGGCCAGATTTTTGGGGTAGAAAGAAGCGCTAACATAGGCACTATAAGTTATACGGCCTATGACATGATGAAAAACCTTCTGGAAAGCACCGGGCAGTATAATTTTAAAAATTTAACAGCAGAAGGTATAGCAAAACAGGTCCTGGATGATATGCAGATACCCATAAGACATTTACATCCAACAGGTGTGAATATCCCCTCTTTACTTTGTGACGATAAAGGGATTTATGAAATCATTATGGGAGCCTATACAAAAGCGCATCAGATAACAAAGGATAAATATTTCCCGATGATTTATAAAAGAGGCTTTGCAGTCTATAAGACTGAATGGAGCGTAAAGAACTTTATCCTGTCCGAGATGGAAAATATTACTGCCGCGAGCCTTACCGAAACTATGGAGACCATCGTAAACAGAGTAAAGATTTATGACGACAAAGGAAATCAGGTGGGCGAAGTAAAAGATGACGGATCTATAAAGAAATTCGGTGTTTTTCAAAAAATATTTAAAAAGGGTGAAAAGGATTCTGCGCAATCGGCGAATGCCCTCATGAGCGTACAGCCCAAGCAAGAGATAAAGATAAGTGCTTTAGGTGATATTAACTGCTTAAGCTGTTATTTTGTGAATATCAAGGACTCCGCTACGGGGCTCAATGGCAAATATTGGATAAGTTCTGATAGGCATAGTTTCGACGGGGAATCTTATAAAATGGATCTCGATATTCGTTTCGACTCCGTCATGGACGAAAAAAACTTTGATGATAAGAAAGAGGATAAAAAGAATGTGGGAGAGCAATCTAGCGGATCTAATTCCAAGGGAAAGGGAAACAAGAGAATTAAAACTCGCGGTAATGACAGGACCGGACTCACTAAAACTGGGAAAGTTGGAACTGGCGAAGGAGGATCTACTAATAAGTCAGCACTTAACAGATCGCGTGTGCGTGCAAGCATTCTTGAACGCTCCTCCTAACGGAGGTCCTTGTACGGACAAGAGTAAATACTGGGAGAAACTTAAAGCCGGAGATACCGTGCTTGTGTATCAGATTTCCGACTCAAAATTTGTAATTATTGATAGGGTGGTGAGCCTATGAGTCTGTTACCGTCTTTTTATGATGTTAAAGAAAACCTATCAGCTGATGATTACTTCCCTCGGGAGTATGAGATAGATTTTAAAGAAAATCGCCTTACCGGAAGGATTGTGGAGGGGCTGGATGCAATTCGTGTTTGGGTGTGGTGCTGTATGCACACGGAGCGATTTCGATATGCCCTGTATTCTTGGCAGTATGGTGTATCTTTAGAGAAATATCTCGGGCAGACCACTACGGAAGAGTATCTGGAAGCGGACAGCAGAGCGGAAATAGAAGAAGCTTTAAAAATTCACCCTTACATCACGGGTCTAGATGATTTCCAAGTAAGTAAGACCGGACCGAAGTTAAGTATCAAATTCACAGTTAAGACAAAGCTGGGAAAGATAGAGGTATCTGAAAATGTATGAGAATCAGAATATGGAAACCATCTTGGGGAGAATGCTCTCCAGAGTGGAAGGGGATATAGATAAGCAGGAAGGGTCGCTACTATATACCGCAAACGCACTAAGTGCTATCGAACTGGCTACGCTTTACACAGAGCTTGATTGGATGCTAAGACAGGCCTTCACCGATACCGCGGACCGAGAATTTGTCATTATGAGGGCAAAGGACCGGGGAATCATTCCGGAACCGGCTACCAAAGCAATCCTTAGAATATCCGCCACGCCATCCGATGTGGAACTACCTATAGGGGAACGGTTTACAGGAGATACCGCAAACTACAAAGTAATTGAAAAGATTGCCCCCGGATCCTATAAGGTTGAATGCGAAGAACCGGGTATAGTAGGAAATAAAACATATGGAAAAATCATTCCTATCGGCTATATTGATAAGCTGGAAGAGGTGAACATCTCCGAGCTGCTTATCCCCGGAGAAGATGAGGAAAGCACGGACAGTCTAAGGGAACGCTTCTTTAACTCCTATAAATCAGTAGCGTTTGGTGGAAACAGAGATGATTACATGGAGAAGGTTCTTGCGATTCCCGGTGTGGGTGCGTGTAGGGTGAAAAGAATTCCCGGAAACGATGTGAATAAAGACGCTATCAATCCTCCGGAAGGGACTGAGGCATGGATAAAAGGTCTATCAGGAAGCGAAGATAAAAAGAAGTGGGTAAGTCTTGTATATGAACTGATACAGAAAAGTGCCCTTTCTTTGGGCGGAAGCGTGTCAGTTAAAATACTGGATACCACTTTTGCAAAAGCCAGTACAGAGCTTATCCGACAAGTACAGGAAAAAATAGATCCTTTACATGGAGAAGGCTACGGCCTTGCACCCATCGGGCATACAGTCCTTGTGGGGACACCTAAGGAGAAAGAGATTACAATATCGGGTCAATTTACCTTTGCCAGCGGATACAGCTTTTCTGCACTGGAGAGTCAAATTAAAGAAGCGATAGAAAAGTATATGTTGGAGCTAAGGAAGGATTGGGTCAAGGAAAATGCAGTAGTTCGGCACGTGCAAATTACAGCAAGACTTTTGGCCGTTGAGGGTATCGTGGATATCAAGAACACGAAAATAAATGATGATGCGGATAATCTGAGCCTTGCTGAAGATGAAATACCGATATTGAAGATTGTTTCGGAGGGATAAATGGAGAACACAGATCTATTAGTAAATCTGCCGGGGTTCCTGAAGGCTTTAAAAGACTTTCAAGCTATGGGTAAAAGTGAAAATCCGGAGTTTACTCTTGCGTGGCTGAGAGCAGAGACATGGCTAAAGGATAGATTTATATCTTCTATGACGGAAGAAGGTCTTTCAAAAATGGAGCAATTTCTCCGCATTCGTCCTTTGGACAGCGATACAGAGGAGGATAGAAGACAAAGGCTTCTTGCTATCAAAAATAGAGCACTTCCTTACACACTACGAAAACTTAAAGAAGTACTAGGGAATACTAGTGGGGAAGGGAACACGGATGTACTGGTGGAAGGGTTCACTGTCATTATTCCCGTTAAGCTTGCGAGTCTTAGATCACTTGATTTTATAAGAGAAACTGCAGAGCAGATGATACCGATGAATATGCACTTTGAAATTCATGTTATTTATAACCGCTGGAGGAACTTCAGCAAGAAAACTTGGGGAGAAATGAATTCGTACACATGGGAAGATGCTTATCAGAATGAGAGATGGCAGAAAGGAGTATCATGACGCAAACAGAAAAATTGAAACTGAACAAACCGGATAAAACGGACTTTATAGATATTGAAAAGCTTAATGAAAATATGGATAAACTGGATAGTACTTTGAAGCCGATTTTATCATTAGCCAATACGAAAGAGGTAACGGTCATTTTGTCTGCGAGTAACTGGTCCTCTTCTGCGCCATACTCCCAGAAAGTATCCGTTCCAACGGCTAAGGCCACAGACTCCATATCTATGGGAAAGGCACACACTAAGACTTCAAGTCCTACAGATATCGAGACCTATGACGAAATGTCTGGACTAATTACAAGCGCAGAGGTTACAGACGGATATGTGACTTTTTATTGTGCAGCAGAGAAACCTGATGAAGATTTTAAAGTAAAACTTAAGGGGGTGAGTAAGTAATGAGTGAAGTATTTATACCGCTTGGTGGAGTAAACGGAAAGAATAGAGGAACAACAGCCGTTCTAGGAGACGGTACACCTTTTATTAACTCCGGTTCGGAAATGAATCTGCCTTTACCTGCAGGTATCTACAAAAAGTCAAAAAGCAATCCAAGAGCCGACTACGGGGATGGAAAAAATGCAGAGGTAACTATTTCCGTGGGTCTCCTTCGAAAAATGGTTCTTAAGGTTTTTGGGATTGCGAGTATCAAAAATCTGCAACTAACAGCTATTGAAAACCGACAGATAAGAGTTACTTGGGCGAAGCCCGACAGAGGTCTATGGAATGGCGTTCATCTTGTTTTTAAATATGACTCTATGCCTACCGGTATAGATGATGGTTTTATGTTTAAGGACAGTGCTGACGTATATTTTGACACGGACAAATTAGAAGAAAAGGAAGTGTACGTAAGAGCTTTCAACTACTTAACTGTAGCTAACGGAAGATGGTATGATGACGGAGAGATAAGCACGCATGTTAAAGTGAAAGCCGTAAGTGGCTCCATCACACTTTCGGCGGGGGCCGGTGTTTGGACCGTACCGGAAGGTGTTAAGCGGATAAGGTACATTCTTGTAGGTCATGGTGGGATAGGAGGTACAATAGGAGACCCCGGAGCAGGCGGCGGTGGTGGTGGCGGATACTTCAAACAGGGTTACATGAATGTCACGCCCGGACAAGGAATTAATTACATCATTCCAAGTACCGTAAAAGCCGGATATACCTACAATCATCAGGCAGACCGTGCGGAATATCACACTGTTTTCGGTTCTGACAGAGTTGCATACGGACGAAATGCTGCATCAGGAGCATCGGATAGGTCTGATAGTAAAGGAGGAAACGGTGGTTCCGGAGGCGGCGGACCATGTTTGGGGGCGTGGGGAAATGGCTCTCCCGGGGGTTCAGATGGTTCAGATGGCATCTTTGGTGCTCAGACAAATGCATCTAAGCCTGCTTCTTATGCTTCAGGAGGTACAGGTCAGCACTCAAGCACAAGGGGATTCAACGGGGTCTTATACTGTGGCGGCGGTGGCGGAGGAAATGCTACCGGCGGTGCCGGAGGTGGTGGAAATGGTGGTAATTCCAGAGGTAATAATGGAACAGATGGACTCGGCGGTGGAGGCGGTGGAAGTGCGAATTATAACGGTCCCGGCACTGGCGGCACCGGCTGTATTTACATTGCGTGGGGTTCGGCCATGAATGATGGCACTTAACTCATTGACTTCTTTCTGTGAATCCGTTATTTTCTAAAATTGAAAAGAGTCATTCAGTAGAAAGAGGTAGAATATGAATAATCCGGCCATATCTGACGTCACATGGAACGATTTTGAAAAGAATTATTTTACTCAGGAAGAGATTAGAGCGAGTCATCGAAGAGCAAGAAAGATGGTCATGCGTGACCGAAGGAGAATGAGGAAGAGGAGGAGAGAAAGAGCGGAAATAGTTAAGCTTATTTCAAAGTAACAAAATAAAGTACCACATTCCTACGGAGGAAGTCTTTAAAAGGCTTCCTCTTTTTATATACCTAAAAGAGAGGAGAAGCAGAAAAATGAAAAGAGATTTTGCGCTAATCAAGCCAAACGAGAAGACGGGCGAGCATGAGGTGATGACAATTACCTTGTTCGACAATCCGACCGAGGCGGATATGGCCGCACGAGCGATTTACGGAGCTACCGCTTATGCTAAGGAAAGCTCACAGTACGATGTTCAGCTCCCGGCAATCGTAAAAGACGGCACTTTCCACAACCTCAAAATGAAAGAGATGCGAAACGAGCAAGGCGAGTTAACTCACGTCCGTATTGGCGATGCTCCTGCGGAGTATATCCCTACCGAAGCGGAGCAGATAGGAGAGCTGAAGAAGCGAAACGAAGAGCTGGAGGAGGTATTGGACCAGCTTGTACTTAAGAGCTTAGGAGGTGAGTAAGTATGCTTGAGTATCTAAAAAGAATGGCCGGCAGAGGGAAGCTCAATAAACGAATCCTAGACAAAGCTGTGGCAGAGGGATGGATTTCCAAGGAGGAAGAAGCGGAAATCCTAAAAATTGCAGCAGAGGTAGCTGAGGAAGGAGCAGGGAATGAATAATGATAGATTTTAACGCATTTTTCAGCTTAGTGGATTTTGGGGTTATCATTCAATCGTTGGGGTGGATATTTCTCGGTATTATCACCTTTGTAGAAAAGTTCGGACCGAAGGATAAGAAACCTTGGACGGCACTCTTTACCTTTATCGGGAAAATACTTACTAAGGAATTTGCGGAATCACAAAATAAGCTGATTGAGAGGGTGGATTCTCTTAGTTTAGAGGTAAAAGAAGTGGCAAGGTCTGTAGATGAGACACGAGCGATTGCCGCAAGAGTAAGGATTCTTCGTTTCGGGGATGAATTACAAGAAGGAAGAATGCATAGCAAGGATACATTCGACCAAACCTTGCTCGACATTGATAATTATGAGCGGTATTGCAAAGAACATGCGGAGTTTAAAAACCATGTAACAGAGGCAACAAGTGCTTTTATCCAAGAGCAGTATCAAGAGAGATTAAGAAAGCATGATTTTTCAAGATAGTAAAGTACATTTCCTAAACTGATAACCACATTTGCAAAACGGTAAAATACTTCTTGACACACGTCTAAATAACACGTATTATATATTCTGTAAGGAGGATGACATGTCAAGAAATATACCTTACAGAGAAGTAGCTAAGGCAATGAAAAAGAATGGTTGGGTTTTAGACCATACTACCGGCTCTCATGAAATCTATTACAAAGATGGGAAAATGTGTCCTGTCAAATGTGATAAGAAGGTAATGAAGAACGGAACATTGTCGAGTATCGAAAGGATAACGGGGCTGAAATTCTAGCCCCGGCTACTTATAAAAGGAGGCTGCGTATGCAGAGAATTTTTTATCCTTGTGAGATCTCGCAAGATGAAGAGGGGTATCAGGTACAGTTTACCGACTTTCCGGAAGGGTTCACTGATGGAGATAGTCTGGAAGAAGCAATTACAAATGCAAGAGATTTACTAGGGGCGTTACTGTTTTCCTATTTAAAGCATGGGAAAGACCTGCCTAGCGCCACGGTTCCGGAGGATTCTTCAAAAAATGTTTATTTCATTGAGGTTTGGCCGGACTTAATTAGGGATAAGGTTAGTAATCAAGCTGTGAAGAAGACGCTGACCATTCCTAAATGGCTAAATGACATAGCAGAGGAGAGGAATGTAAATTTCTCCGCTGTGCTGCAGAGAGGTATAAAAGAATATTGCGGCTTGTAGGAATCACTCCTAAAGGTATCAAGATAGCGTAGGGTTTGTCCCCGCGCTATTTTTTATTTACAAATAAGAAAGCGAGGAAAAGAAAATGGATTTTGGAATTACGAGTGTAGTAGGAATTACAGTTATCGCATACCTCGTAGGTATGGGTTGGAAATCAGTGGATTCACTGGATAATAAGTACATCCCTGCGGTGTGTGGTGTTATCGGAGGGGCATTAGGGGTTATCGCCATGATGACCATGCCCGATTTTCCGGCAAAAGATGTTATCAATGCTGTTGCAATTGGAATCGTTTCCGGTTTGGCCAGCACGGGTGCAAATCAGGTCGGCAAGCAACTATTTTAATTTTGAGTTTGGCCAACATTGAAAAAATGTTTTTAAGAGAGGAGAAAATTATGATTACAGGTAGAAAAGCAAGCTGGACTTACGATGGTATCAAAGAGGATAGCAAGGAGCAGAAAGTTCCGGTACCTAGCAAGGGAAAGGTAGATAACACCAGAGGACCTCTTGGATACAATCACGGCAAGGGTGAAGAGGACAAGGAGCACGGTCCGGGAGTGACACCGAATCCCGATAAGACTACAGGCCCGGGAATCGGACTAACTGGTGCTACGGTAGACAATTCTCCGAGTCCAGTTCCGAGAAAGCGATAAGGACAACAGCTACCATTTAGGGGCAGTACAGAAATGTATTGCCCTTTTTTAATTTATGGTGGTGAGAAAAGTTGAGAAGAGTTGAGAAAGGGGGATGTATGAATCCTTATCAAAGAGGACAGAAAGCACTATGCGGAGATTACTTCAAGTACACACCTGCAGGAGCAAGCCAATTTAAGCGCGCCGGACGATGGCACAAAGAACCATTGCCGGGAGATGTTGTTTTTTTCTATAGCGCAAGCATGGGCAGAATTTGCCATGTTGGGATTGTGGAGAAGGTAGAAGGGAGAATCCTTACTACCTTAGAGGGGAATACCTCTTCCGCTACAGTAGACAGAAACGGGGGAGAGTGCCGGAGAAAGACCTACAGCAATTACTCTGTAGGTGGTAACAACTGGATCCACGGATTCGGTCGCCCAGTCTATAATTTAGAGACTTGTTCTGTGGAGAGACTCCTAGAAGTTGCACGGGGAGAAATTGGATACGAAGAGAAGGCTACACCAAGAAACCTAGAGGACAAACATGCTAACAAAGGGAAAACCAACTATACCAAATATGGAGAGTGGTACAATCACGGAAAAGCACTATCTGAACCGTGGTGTGCCGAATATGTAAGCTGGTGTTTCTATAAAGCGTGTGCTTCTGCTGATGTTCCCACTGGTTGGACATATCGACTGAACAACTGGTATTACTTTAAGGATGGTGTTCCTGTTAGCGGAAAATTTGAATATATAAATGGGCGTTGGTACGCATTCGACAATGCAGGAGCCTTGATTAAAGGGTGGCTCAAGAGCGGAGAGGGTTGGTACTACCTTGGCGAGGACGGTGGCATGCTTTCTTCTCAGTGGCTGCAGGATAAAGGCAAGTGGTACTACCTTACTAAGACGGGCTTAATGGCAACGAGTGCAAAAGTCAGAAAAGCGAAATCTGATGGATTCGACTATGTGGGAGCAGATGGAGTGTACGATCCTGTGAAATCTCTTCTAATAGGAAGAGACAATCGAGTTGAAATTGTCGACTAAAAGGATTTATAGGTATAATTTTTGTCACGAAATTAGTCACAAATCTTCAAAAACACACATATTTTGCTATTACTAGAGCGGGATTCAAGGGGTTCAAATCCCATCATCTCCGCGACAAAAAAGACCAGAGTTTAAGCAAAATCTGCGAAGAACTCGGGTCTTTTTTTGTTCCTCGAGAGGGATAAAGCTTTTAGTGATTTTATTTTGGTAATACTATTTTAGCAATACAATTTTTAGCAATACAATTTTTAGCAATACTATTTTAGCGATATCTCGTAATGTACGGGAATAGAATATATTCGTTATAAATAAATATTAAATTGCATATATATTTTTGAAAATATTGCCGATAATATAATGCGAGAGGTGGATTTGGGTCTCAAAGAGTAGGAAAGGAGGGGAGGCAAGATGAAAGCCAGGGAAGTGCAAAGAGAACTTGCGATTTTTCGTATAGTGGCAGTTTGCTTTTTTGCCTTCTGTTTTCTGTTTGGAAAATGGATGAATACAGCTGCGGTTTTTGCGGCCCCCAGACCGGCATCTTTAGAAATACCGATAGTGGCTGAAGTGGAAGGAGAACAAGTTCCGGCGGAAACATTTCGCTTTATTATTGAGAAAGTGAGCTCTTCCTCGGCATTGCCCGTACCGGATACGATAGAGGGCGTATTTTCCGCACAAAATAAAAAAAGGACTCTTACCTTTCCCGCGATGCAGTTTCATGAGGAGTCGTTTGCGGGAAATGAGAAATATGTGTATACCATTCGGCAGATTGCAGGGACAAATCCGCATATGGAGTATGACAGCCGTGTGTATACCGTGAAAATAAGAGTAGGGTTACAGACGCAAGATTCGATGGGGCACAGTTATCCTCCGTACTTGGCGGCTGCCATTGTTGTGACGGAGAATGATAATCCGGATCCTGCAAAGCAGGATGTGAAGCAGGGAGAAATCCTTTTTCATAATAAATATACCAAACCGCCGGAGCCCACTACAGAAACACCGCCTGATCCGACAAAGCCGCCTAACCCGACAAAGCCGCCTAACCCGAATAGACCCCCGGATCCAAAGGTGCCGGAGACTCCGCCCGTACCTTCCACACCGGAAACACCGCCCGCACCGTCTACTCCTCCGGGAGAGGACCCAAAGATATACGAGCATAAAGATAAGGGTGATGTACTTGCAGAAGTTCCGAAAATTATGACCAAATTTTTTACAGTAACCAGAAAGGTAGTTACGGGAGATGAAAGCGGAATGTTCTTTTTCGGAACCTCTTTCAGTCTTTCCGTCTTCGGCCTTTTCCTATATTATTTTAATCGCGAACAGAAAAGAGAAAAGCGGAACAAACATGAGTGGGACTAGAAATAAACAATTTCTAAAGAACTTGACACCCTGTATACAGGGTGTTATTCTTTTAAAAGTATTAGCACTCTATATATTTGACTGCTAACAACAAATATAGCTTTATCGAAACGGCTATGGAAATCTGTAAGTTGGATTGCCTGAAAGAGTCCTTGGACTTTTAGGGAGATACTTTACAGCTTTTTCGCGTTGTTGACGCTATACAGTGCGGGAAATAACTACTCCCGTATATCATTGAAGCTAAAACGGGGAAGAAGAGCAGAAGCTTCTTTTCTGTTTTTAAGAGGATGTGTATGAAAATGAATCAATTAGTGGACGCACTAAAAAAATGGATAAGAGGAAGGAAAGAAGAGGCAGAAAAAAAAGAGAAAAAGAAAGGGATGATTTCTGCCATTTCCAGAGAAATTCCGAAAGAGAAGGGAATTGCAGCTTCCGAGAAAGCAGTCGAGGAGGTGCATTTTCCTAAAGACAAGCTGGAGCATGCCGGTAAGGTGGAGGAGGCTTTAAAGGTATTTTCCAAAGAAAAAAATAAGGAACGAGGAGGACAGGCTATGCGAGTAGTACCGGTTTACAACATGATGATTTTGCCGAATTCCACCATCTATTTTCAGATTGATAATTTTAGAACTCTGGCAGGAAAGACAGTAGAAGAAGGGGACAAGCTTCTTTTGGCTGTTTTACATAAAAATGAAGTGGATACCAAGGCACTTCATAAAGAGGAAGTGTATCCTGTAGCGGTAGAAGGTACAATCAAGGAAATCAGTCAGGACGGCTATGCAGTTGTTGCAACAGGCAATAGAGTAAGTATTGAGGAGCTTTCTCAGGAGGAAGGACAGCCCCTTGTTTTGAAGACGACCCCTCTTTATGATGTGGAGGACTTGGATCAGGAAGAAGCCGGAAGAAAACTGAATGAAATTAAGGAAGAGCTGAAAGATCTGGTAGGACGTTTCCATGCAGGGAAGGTTATGGCGGGTATGATTGAACGCCATAAGTCGATTCAAGAGGTCGGCTGTGTTCTGTCCCCCTGGCTTAGCATTAACAACGAAGAGCGGTACCATGTCCTGCAGGAGGATCGACTTTCCGTTCGTACGAAGATGCTGGAGCAGATTATCTATGAATATATCGAGGTGACGAAGGTTACCACCGATGCGAGAACCCAGCAGCAGGAGGATTATCAGAAGCTCTATAAGGAGCAGGCCCTCCAAAAGCAGATTGATTACCTCCAGAAAGAGCTCGATGAGATGCATCCGGAGAAGGTTTCCGACCTTCGTAAGTTTGAGCTTCGTATTGAAGAAGCCGGCATGAATGAGACGGCGAAAAAGGAAGCTACGAAGATTTTAAATCGCCTGAAAAATGAAGGCACAAACGGACAGGAAGCCGGTATGCTTTATGATTATCTGGATTTCCTGACCGGACTATCCTGGAAGAAGGAAGAACAGAAGGAAATAGACCTTGATGAGGCGGAGAAGATCCTGTCCGAGGATCACTTCGGATTAAAGAAGGTTAAGGAGAGAATGATTCAGCAGATTGCGGTCATGAATCTGAAAAAGCAGCAGTCCGGGTCTATTCTCCTCTTTGTGGGTGCACCCGGTACCGGTAAAACCAGTATTGGAAAAAGTATTGCGAAGGCTCTCGGAAGAAAATATGTTCGTGTAAGCCTTGGCGGTGTGCGAGATGAGGCAGATATTCGCGGACACAGAAGAACGTATCTTGGTGCTATGCCGGGAAGAATCATGGACGGGATACAGAAGTCCGGCGTTTCCAATCCGGTCATGGTGCTGGATGAGGTGGATAAACTGTCTTCGTCCTATAACGGAGATCCCGCGGCAGCCCTTCTTGAAGTTTTGGATCCGGAGCAAAATAATACCTTCACGGATCACTACATGAATGTGCCTTATGATTTATCCGATGTACTCTTTATCTGTACGGCGAACTCCCTAGATACCATTCCGGCGCCCCTCTTAAATCGTATGGAAGTGATTCAGTATCAGGGTTACACTCCGAGAGAGAAATTTGAGATTGGAAAGCGCCATCTCCTTAGGAAGTCATTAAAGGGTGTAGGATTAAAACAGGAAAATGTAGAACTTACGGATGAAGCCTTGGAAAATATTATTTCCGATTACACAAGAGAAGCCGGTGTCAGAGGCTTAAAGAAGAGACTTGACACCCTCTGCCGAATTGCGGCAGTTCATCTTGTTAAAGGAAAAGGAGAGAAGATTTCCGTAGGGAAGGAAGATTTAAGAGAATATCTGGACATGAATCCGCTTCACAGAAGAGAAGTCAAGGAAGAGGGAAAGCCGGGTATTGTTACCGGTCTTGCTTGGACCGCAGTCGGAGGAGAGATTCTCTATATTGAGAGTATGTTCACAAAGGGAGAAGGAAAGCTGAACATTACCGGACAGCTTGGTGACGTCATGAAGGAGTCGGCGCAGATTGCCATCAGCCTTGTGAAGTCTATGTTCCCCGATAAAGCAAAACTTTTCAAGGAAAATGATCTGCATATTCACGTGCCTGACGGAGCAACCCCGAAGGATGGGCCTTCCGCCGGAATTACCCTCACCATTGCCCTTGCCTCCTTAGTGACAGGACAGGCAGTCAGTCCGCGTATCGCGATGACCGGAGAGGTTTCTCTGGAAGGCCTCGTTAATCCGATCGGCGGACTTCCGGAAAAGCTTATGGCGGCAGAACGCGCCGGCGTAAAGACCGTTTTGATTCCTAAAGCAAACGAAGACGATCTTCGGGATGTCCCGGATGAGGTCAAGGAAAAGTTGCAGATTCTTCCGATTAAAACAGTGGAAGAAGGAATGGAGCTTTGTGAAATTCACTATGTGAAGCCCGGAGTGGAAACGGTGTAA